TTGCCATGGATAACAATCAAAAGCGGTGGAACTGTATGGAAGAGATCCCAGCTGTGACAGAAGGTCCCTTCTATTGCTTGGCTTGTCATAGTCCAGTGCTTCTAAAAAATGGCTCGGTTCTACGGGCTCATTTTGCTCATATAAAATTACAGCATTGTCCCTACCATCACGAAGCTGAGAGTTTTGAACATCTGGAATTAAAAGCTTGTCTTTATGATTGGGCCTCTAAGGAATCTAATACAGAGGTAGAAAGTTATTTAGCAGACTTTCAACAAATTGCCGATCTTTTGGTAGTAGACAAGAACTTAGCTTTGGAAGTGCAGTGCAGCTCCTTATCTTTAGAACGCTTGAAGGAGAGGAGCGATGCTTATCGATCCAACGGTTACCAGGTCTATTGGTTACTTGGTAAAAAGTTGTGGCTCAAGGAAAGACTAACAAAGCTGCAGGCTGGCTTTCTTTATTTTAGTCAGAATCGAGGGTTCCATCTTTGGGAATTGGATCTGACAAAGAAAGAGCTACGTCTGCAATACCTCATCCATGAGGATTTACGAGGGCGATTGCATTATCAAACAGAAATTTTCCCTTTTGGCCAAAGGTCTTTACTGGAAGTCTTACGGACCCCTTATCTTTCGCAACCCATGCAGCAAATGGCAGTCGAGCTCGATCGTACATTTTTAACGTATATACAGCAGCAACTCTTTTATCGTCATCCAAAGTGGCTGAAGCTTCAGGAAGAACTCTATATGCAGGGACACCATCTGATGGAACTGGGGCTGGATTTCTTTTATCCTCTTTGTCGTCCGATCCTTTCACAGAACTTGCTCCAAATTAAAGAGGATGTAGAAGGTTACTACCAGCAATTTATGACCTATTATCAGTCGCAAGGGATCCAACCCGTTCAGATCCTTTATCCCCCACGTTTTTATGCTCAACAGAAAAGCTAACTTTCTAAGATAGAAATCCTCCCGAAATGTTCATTTTTATGCTAAAATAGTGACATTTACCCCCTAAATCCTTGATAACACTGACTTTCTGAAGTGCTGGAAGCGACTGAATACGGGATTGAATACGACATATTTATATTACCATGTATTCAAGTAATTTTTCCACTGTATCGGTCCGCTGTTCTTCCGTTATGTGGGTGTATAAATCTAGCGTGATCTTAATAGTGCTATGTCCTAATCTATCAGAAATATTTTTAGGATCCACACCAGCACTAAAAAGCAATGAAGCGTGTGTATGTCGTAAGCCGTGGGGTGTGATTGGTTTTAGACCGTGGTCAGTCACGAAGCGTTTGAAATAGGGAATGAAATTATGAATATGTACCCAATCGCCCCGCTGATTCGTAAAAATGAAATTATCATCACCTTCAAAGTGCTTGCCATTTTTGAAGTAAATCTTTATTTGGTCCTTCTTCCAATTCTTCAGGATTGAAAGGGTGTTAGGATCAATAGAAATCATGCGCTTACTATTTTTTGTTTTTGGCGTTTGAAGACTTTGTTTTTCCTTGATCCTGACCGCTGTTTTATTGACAGTGATTTTTTTATCTTCAAAATCAATATCAGACCATTTCAGGGCTAGGGCTTCACCTTGTCTAAGGCCGGTATAGGCCATTAGATGGACCAGCGGAAAGAAATAAGATAGCGTAGTATTTTGTGCTAGTTTTAAAAACTCCTTTAATTCTTCCTTGGTTAAGAAATTCCCCTTCCTTTGAGTTTGCCGGCTTTTTGGCTTTATTACCTTATCAAAGGGGTTTGAATGAAGTACATCCATTAAGACGGCGTATTTAAAAATACGGTTAATAACTGAAAGATAGTGATTATATAGGACGTATTTTTTACTTAATTCAATTACTACCTTTTGGCAGTATGTGACTGTAATTTGTTTTAGCTTCAGCCCTTTAAAATGTTCCTCAGTCATTTTTTCAACCTTGGACTTGACATTTTCAAAGGTGGTAGGCTTGACCGTGGTTTTGTAATTTTCCAACCACAGGGAAGCTAGTTCTTCAAATGTCGGGTTTGGAATTTGGGAAGCCCCGGCACTTGGAAGGCCGTTTTCTTCAATGTCTAAGAGTAAGTTTCTTTCAGCTTGTTTAGCTTCCTTTTGGGTCCTGAACCCCCGGCGCGTGGTTCTTCTTTCCTTACCGGTCAAAGGGTCAACCCCTAAATAAGTTTGGAATAAATAACGGGTTTCCCCGCTTGTAGTAGTATATTTCTTTATCATTGTCTTTTCCTTTCTACTAGCTTGCCCGCATAGTTGAAAAAGTGAAATGAATTTGTTATACTACCTTTGTACATAGTATTTCTTTATCTTTTCCTTTCCAGCTTGCCAAAGCCGGGAAGGTTTTTTTATTTGTATAAAAGTTCGATTAGTTCTATTCCTGAATCTGAAAAGATCCCTGAATCAATTAACTTTTGTTTGCTAGCTTCCAAATGTTCCGGGTTACCTGACCTTTTAGAAGCTTCTAACTGTTCGGAATAATAACGTTTAATGAAATTACTTTCTTCACCTTCCAAACCTTTGTACATTCCTTCAACGGATTCAGCAAAAGCCCTAACTTCCTTATTTTCCGGAAAAGCTTCACACAATGGCGCTAGTTTAGAAAGATTGTCTAAGGTGTGTTTTAATGAATCTGAATAAATTTCAAGATCTGAAGTAGTCATTAACGGAATAGAATACTTCTCTATTTGTTTCATGGCTTCACTTGCCCCGGCAAGTTGATCCGTTTTTATTTTTTCTTTATCAATTATTTTTATATTCCCGCTTGTATCAGCTTTTAAAAACAAAGCTACTAAGGCACAATATAAACCAACAAAGAAAGGCACAGTAGTCCAAAAGAAGCACAGGGACAGGAAGCCTTTTTTCTTTTGGCCTGAATAGAAGTATTGCGCCCCAAAAATTCCTAAGAATACAGCTAAAAGAATGTACATTAATTTATTACAAATGTATTCTTTAGTTTCAATTCTATAAAAGCTATACCCTACCAATTCAGGTTCCGACGCCGTTCGCTTGGTATTATTATAGCTTCCGTTCTTTAATGGTTTTAAAGGGTCAACTGTTACCTTATGATAAACCTTATTGTAAATGGCCTTTTCAGGGTTTTTAATATACCCCATTCCTTTTTTTCCATATAAGGGGTTTACTGATTTTTTTAAAGTTCTATTTATTCTTCCGGTTGTCCTAGCTTTAAAACTCTTTTTAAGGCTGGGTGTTCTAACTCCAATTTTCATTTTTAAAATTCCTTTCCCTAAATCAAGGCCTTATATTCTTCCTTGATCATGATTTCATCCGTGACAGTAGTAAGCTGGTAATACTCCATGAATTTCATATAATTAAAATCCGCCTTATTTTCTAATTGAGAAAGGGCGTCTTTTAATAAGTGATGAATCATGTTTCTATTCGCTTCATTCTCACAGCGTACCCTAGCATTAGTATATTCCGCCGTGGTGTGGTCAAGGTGGCCTAATTCGTGAAGTAATACTTTCATTCTTTCCCTTTTATTTAGCTTATCAGATATGAAAGCGGTCCGGGTTTTAGGATCGTAAAAACCGACTTCATCCGGCAACAGATCGCCGTTAAAAGTGTGTACAGTAATATCATAACCCTTTAAAATTTCTTGTTCAGTCAAGGCGTTATACCTATTCTTCAGTCCCCTTTAGATATGCTTCTATAATGGATTGAATTACTTTCTTCTTTTCTTCAGTTAATTCACGCCCGCCGAACATCATGACATTTTGGGCCATGTCTTCAACATTAAGGGCGGTTTGGCCTGATTGATCATTAGAAGCAATAGTAGGGGTTTCCGACTTCCCTAGTAAATAATCAACAGACACTTCTAAATAGTCCGCAATTTCTTGCAGGCGTTTGGTGCTGACATTTTGACGCTTTAAAGAATACAAAGTATTTCTACTATAACCCAGCTTTTCTTCTAGCTGATTTAAAGAAAGACCCCGTTTTTTCGATAATTCTTTAATTTTTTCAAACGTGTAAAGCATTGATTTATCAACCTTTCTTGGAGATTGACAAAAATATTTTAAATTATTTTATTAAAAACTATTGACAATTTTAAATAATTGATTTAAAATGATTTTTGTAAGTGATAAGCAACTAAAAGAACAACTAAAAAGATAAACAATAAAATTAAGTTTTGGCGAACCGGTTTTATTAAGTTATCAATGTTTTCTTTATGTATTCATTTTAAATTATCTATTTAAAATTGTCAATAATAATTTGGAAATATGTTTAATTTTTTAGTTGCTTTCTCCTTACAAATTTTAAAAAGGAGGAAACGTATATGCCGGATATTGACGTAGGACGAAAAAAAGTAGTTGCTTTCTTGGAAAAGAACAACATTAAAAAAAGCGATTTGGCTTCAGTGTACGGCCGGGACCGTCAAGAAGTAACTAACATTCTAAGCGGTTCAACCCGTGGGCCAAAAGCAAACAAATTCATTTTGCAAGTCATTGCTGATTACAACATTGACTAAAAGAAAAAAGAAGCACCCAAAGAATTGAGCGCTTCAGAAATTTTAACTACTTACATTATAACACAAACTAGCTTGCCCGCATAGTTGAGGGGGTGGAAATGGAAAATATAAGTTTACCGCCTTTAATAAATGATGAAATAGCAAAGATGGCTATACAAGAGCTTCTTCAGTTTGCCAAAGAAGAAGTTAGAAAAGAAATGGAAGCCGAACAGCTCCCGATAAATCAAAAAACTTTATGTAAAAAGTTTGGATTTGACCACAGCTATATTAAATATTTAAGACGGAAAGGCCTGAAATATAGAAAGCAAGGCCGGGATAATATGTACGACTTAAAGGACGTATACGAAATTTTTGAGCAATTAAAGGAGATTGAACAATGTTAGAACCAAGCCAAACAAGCCAATTTTTAGGTACGGTAATGGCCGGGACGTTATTCTTTTCCGCTGGTTTCCTTGCTTCCGTGATTGACCACAGAATAGCAAAGAAGCGCGAAAAGAAAGCCCAAAAGATTGCAGAATTACAAGCGTTTTGGGATCAGGAAATAGCTGAACATGATCGGAAAGTTATTGAAGAACATAATAACCAAATGGCGATTTTAAGAAAACAATCTATTTCTGACAATGATTGGAGCCTAGACAATGTTCTTTAAAAAAGCTAGAAAGATCAAGAAACTTGAAAATATTATTGAGATCCAAGACAGCCGAATACTTGAACAAGGGGACCTTCTACGGGTGACACTTGAAAGAGAAAGAAAGCTAACAAGGATCAAAAATAAACAAGATGTCCTAATCAGAAATCAAAAAGAATTAATTTTGAAATATAAATTAATGATTAAGGACTACCAAGATAAAGAAAGAAATGTGAGGTATTAACTATGCTTTATGAATTAGTAGGGCAGTACCTAGATATCTATAACATGGATATTGATGAAGAAACCAAGCTGGACACTATCGAAGCGCTGGGGCTGGACGAAGAAATAGAAACCAAGGCGGAAAATTACGCTATGGTGATCCGGAACCTTGAAGCAGAAAATACAGCTTACAAGGCTGAAGAAGAACGCCTTAAAAAGAAACGTGAAACCAACACTAAAAAAATTGAGTGGTTGAAACGTAACCTTCAGGGGGCTATGGAAGTAACAGGAAAAACCAAGATCAAAGGTAAGCTGTTCACTCTATCAGTCCAAAACTCAAAAGAAAGCGTTATTGTGGATGAAGCAAGCCTACCTAAAAAATATTGGGTGAAAAAGGTAACTGAAGCCCCTGACAAAAAGGGACTGTACGACCTTTTGAAAGAAGGTAAAAAGGTGAAGGGCGCAAGCCTTCAGGAAAATCGTAGTTTAAGGATTCGATAAAATGAAAATTTTAACTATTGACCCTTCTTCAAATAAGGCCAAAGACAGCACTTCAGGAATTTCCTACCTTAATAATGCACGTTTAATAAATTATTGGGTAGTACCTAAAGGGCTACCACATATTAAACAGTGGTTTGATGAAACAGGTTATGAATTAACCCCGGACGTGGTAATAATTGAAAAATTTGAAGCGCGTGACAATGACTTATCAAAAGACAATTCAGTTTTAGAAACTATCGCTTACTTTCAGTTATTTTTCCCGGACGCTATTCTACAACGTAACGCCGGGTATCAGTCAGATATACCAAATGAACTACTAAAGGCCCTGAACCTTTGGAAGTTTAGCAAAAGCCATCACCAAGACGTGAGGGCGTCGGTCCGGCTGGGCTTGTTTTGGGCCGTAAGAAATGACATTGAAGAAGTTGTTTCAGATATTGGAAAGGCGGTGATAGAAAATAGCGATACAGCTTAAAAAATGGCAAGAAGAAGCCGTCAAGCGTAGCGATAGACTAACAAATGGTATCTTTTTAGAAGCCCTTGGAGGCCGTGGCAAAACGATTTGCGCCCTTGAAATTTGTAAGCACAAGAAAGCTAAGAAAGTCTTAATCTTAAATAACCGCTTATCCATTCTTGAGGGGTGGAAAGACACAGTTCAAAAGTTTAACTATTCGGATAATTGCGATTTTGAAATTATCACGGATAAAACTTTACAGAATAGGGTTAAAAAGGGCCTTAAAATCGCTTGTGACGTCTTAATAATAGACGAATGGCAGAATATGAGCAGTGACAAATTAAGGGGCTTATATCGCAAAATAAAGCGTAAATACACTATAGGGCTATCCGCTACGCCGATCCGAAAAAAAGGGCTGAATTTCTACCCACTTGAAAAAACAATCTTTGGGCGCGCTGATCCAAATAATAAATTTGATTGGCAGAAAACGCATGGCCAAATGGTTTACGATCCGTTTTCTTACTCTAAAGAAAAATGGAAAGATTTTAAAAACTATGAAAGCTATGTTAATAATCTCCCTAACTTCTTCCGCTGGGAAGAAATCGAAAAGATTGAACAAGCAACGGAAAACAACGGCTACAAGATTCGCTTTTATAAGAACACTTTAAAAGTCGGAAATCCGGAACTTTTGAAGAAGTTCAGAAAGTTGAATTTAGTAACGGTTGACGGGAAGACAGCCATAGCTAAACAATCCTTTGGCCGGGCTACCTTTGAACGCTACTTACAACAAACCGGGGTAGAGGTTGACTTTCCAAAATTAAAACCAACAAACCAAGATACCCCGTTACTAACCACGCTTGACGGTTTAATAAATCGAACCCCTGAAGATATGCTTATAGTCAGCAAGTCCAAACAGGTTGTAAATGTGATCCATGACCGACACCCAAATATAGGAATATGGACCGGTGACCGACAGGAAGGCCTAGAAAACAAGGTAGTAGTTGCTACTAGTCAAGTCCTAGGCGTAGGAGTGGATGGCTTACAACACAAATACAAGACTATTGTAGTGCTGGACCCGGTAAGTGAAGAATCCGGGGAATATGACGATTATAGGCAATTACTTTGGCGGATCACAGGGAGCCGGCAACAACATGATGTAAATGTTATTGAATTTTATTTTAAGGATGGATAGAAATGAATATTGAAACAATCGTATTCAGTACACTAATTTTTCTAGTAGGCTTTTTACTAGGGGAACGCGCAACAAAAAATGAAGAAAAGAAAGATAATGAGGATTTAAACCATGACTAAAGTAACAACTAAATACTATGTATTCCGTGACAAAGAAGAAGGCGAATTTTTGGCTAAATACCAAAGTAAAGGCACACTTGCATACCATGCCGAATATACGGATGAAATCCATAAAGCCCTAACAATGATTCCGGAAGCTTATGAAGCACAAAAGAAACAAATGAAATTGCTTGCTAAAACGCTAGGCGCTGAAATCATTGAAGTAAACGCAACTTTTGAACTTACTTACCCTAACGGGGATGAAATTCGTGAAATTGAAAAGGATGATTCAGATGGCCTTGGTGACTTTGGCGAATTTCTAAAACGCCGTTTAGCTGAAGCGATTTTTGGGGAAGGTGAATAAAATGGCCTTTAAACTACCTGAAAACAAACCACAGATCCCCAAAGACACGCCCCGGAATTTCTTCTTCTATGGTGAAACAATGTCAGGGAAAAGCTACCTTGCGAATGAGTTCCCGGCGCCTATCGTCCTAAACACAGATGGTAACGCCGAAGCGAATACCGTCCCTTCAATCCAGCTTGTGAATGAAAAGGATGAACAAGGGCGAATTACTAAAAGTGTTATTTCTCAAATTGGTGAAATTCTTTTGGCCTTACAAACTCAAAAACACACCTACCAAACCGTGGTAGTGGATGTTATTGATGATGTAATTGAAATGATCAAGATTGCCGTTTGTGATGAATTGACACCGCCCGGAAAGCCCCGCTTGAAATCCTTGTCAGAAATTCCATACGGGAAAGGCTACGATTTTTTCAATCAGGCAATTACTGAAATGGTAATTGACCTAAAGGCCCTTCCTATGAACGTCATTTATATCAGCCGTCAAGTTTCCGAATATGATGATAATGGCAACGCTACAAAAGATAAACCAAGTCTAAAGGACAAGTATGTAAATCTAATTAATGGTAATTCTGATTTGATGATCCACACTGAAAAAGTTGGTAACAACTATAACAGGGAAGTAGAACGCAAACGCAAGAAATACTACATGGATCAGGTTGATGATAAGGCTATTTTGAAAATCTTATCAACAATCCGCGGGGCCTTGGAACCAGCAAAAGCACCAAGCAAGCCGGCCCCGGCCAAAAAGGAAGAAGCCAAGGAAGAAAAGCCAAAGGCAACTAAACCACAGAAAACAGAAAACATTTCTGAAGATGATCTTTTTTAAGGGGTGTTTTATGAAAGTAGAACTTTTTGAATATAATTTACAGCATGAATCATTACTAACATTTGAAGATGATTTTAATGCTTTTTCTCAAAATGTTGAAGTTATTGACGTTAAACCAACTTTCACTAATACTCAAGCAGGGTTATTCTTGTTTGTAGTAGTTTTATACAAATAATTTAAAAAAATAGAAAGAATTAAAAAGAGGAATTTAAAAATGAGTTTACTAGACATTGCACAATCAATTAAAAAAGAAGGTTTTGACCCACGTAAGGACAGCGCAAACGGCCCGGCACCAATTCCAGCCGGTGAGTACCAAGCTATTCTTAAATCGGTACAGTTCAACGTAGCAGAAAGCGGATGGGAAAGCCTACAATATCGCTTTGAAATCCGCGGTGGTGATTATGACGGCCGGACCGAATATGTTTCATTCGGTACCTTGGACACTTGGAACGGAAAAGATATTGGCTGGTCAGTACAACGTACAATCAAGTTTTTCCAAAAAGCTTTGGCCTTTGCGGACGACGCACCCCTAAAATCTGATTTTGATGATGGTAAGGCTCTTGAAGAAGCTCTTAACCGTAAAGCGGTAGGAACCTACTATACATTGGAAATCATTGAAACAGAAAGCAAAGGTAAAACATACCGCAACTATGATCTTGATGAAGCTGAAGGCCTACCAAATACAAGCGCCGTAGAAGTAAATGATGATGATCTACCATTCTAACATTTAGGAGTAAATAGGAATGGCTAGCATGAAGCACTACGCTTTACAATATCAAAAGTTAGGCTTTGCCGTCATTCCTATCAACCCTAAAAATAAAAGGCCCATGATAGAGTTTGCGGACAAGCCCAAAATGACAGCGGAAGAAATAGCGGAATTTTGGGACCAGCACCCCAACGCTAACATAGCCTTAAAAACTACTAACTTTTTCGTAATTGATATTGATAAGCATGGAAAAGAAAACGGGTTTGAATCACTCAAACGCTGGAAGTATTTAAACTTAATTGAACCGACCTTACAATCCAAAACCGCAAGCGGTGGGAAGCATTTATTCTACTTCAAAAGGGAAGATAGCCCAATCACTCAAATGATCGGCTTTCTCCCCGGTGTGGATATAAAAGCACATGAAAATAATTATGTTTTGGTAGCACCTTCCGCGACTGAAAAAGGTCAGTATGAATGGGACCTAGAAAAGTCAAGTGAAGGCGGGACAATGGTAACACCTTCTAAGGAGCTGATCCAAGCCCTGAAGAAGACCTACCAAGAAACACACGGGTACAGATCGGAAGGTTTAAAAGACCTGAAAGAAAGAAGCTTATACCGGGATAAAAACCAAACAACAGATTTATTTGAAACTATCGCGGTAGGTTTTGGAGATGAAGGCGGACGGAATGACAAACTAGCGAAGTTTGTAGGCGGTTTACTTTTCCGGGCCGTGGATGAAGAATATGTTTTAAAACTTGCAGAAATCGCAAACGGAAACAGTATGAACCCTTTACCTGATATTGAGGTAAGGCGGACGGTTGAAAGCATGATCAAGAAAGATAGAAGGGGGTGAGAAAGATTGGTAATGTAATAAGCATAGACAAAAACCCTAAATTAGTTTTAACAGCTAGCGGGGATATTAAAAGCACCAGCCCGGCAAACGTGGTAATGTCCCTAAAAGCAGATGAACAGCTAGGGCAATGTCTAAGGCGAAATGATTTCTCCCAAGAATATGAGCTTACGCAAGAAATCCGGTTAGGAAATACCACGTTTCAGGCCGGGGAATTGCCCGCTAGTTTTGTAAGTGTTCTTACAGTTTACTTTGAAAATAATTTAGGGGTTGTTTATTCACCAAACGCCATGAAAGCCGGCCTTGAAACTTTCTTTTCGGAACGGTCTTACAATCCGGTTTTGGAATACATGGAGCGCGTGGCCAAAGAGTGGGACGGCCGGGAACGAATCGGAAAAATGTTTCAGCACTATCTAGGCGCTGAAGATACCCCCTTAATTTCCAAAATAGCGGAAATGTGGCTAGTCGGAGCCGTGGCCAAAGTCTATGAACCCTTTACCAAGTTTGATTATGTATTGGACTTGGTAGGCGGTCAGGGCGTGGGTAAAACGTCCCTACTTCAGAAAATCGGTGGCCCTTGGTATACCGACGCCGTGACTGACTTCAACAATAAAGATAATTTTGACATTATGTTAAAATCCCTAATCGTCAATGATGATGAAATGGTAGCAAGTAACCGAATGTCATTCGCGGAAACCAAAGCTTTTATTTCAAAGACTAGTTTACGTTACCGCCGGCCTTATATGTCCAAGACGGAAGAATTTTCGAAAAATTTTATTTTGGCCCGGACCACAAACCAACGGGAATATTTGAAGGACAAGACCGGTGAACGGCGCTTCCTCCCCGTGCTGGTTGATGGTGCTAAACAGAAAAAACACCCTATGGAGATTGAACAAAATACCATAGATCAAATATGGGGGGAAGCTGTTTCAATCTTCAAAGAAGGCTTTGAATTGAAATTTGACGCGGAAACGGAAGCAGAACTTGAAACGTACCGGGAAACATTCATGTACCGGGATGAAGTTGAAATTCAAGTAATGGATTATCTTGAAATGCCTATTCCTTCCCATTGGGAACGTATGCCGGCGCAAAGACAACACCAATATACGGCGTCTTGGTTCGATAATTCTTCAGAAGTTGAATTTGGGACGGAAGAACTCAAAAGAGTTTCAACCCGTGAAATTATGTACAACTTGTTTATGAAAAATTCAAATGATCGGAAGCTTTCCGCAAAGATCAATTTGATTATTGACCATCTCCCGAATTGGGAGAAAAAAGCTTATAAAGCAAACGGAAAAACTATAAAAGGTTTTGTCAAAATCAACTAAAATATTATAACTTTGTGAAAAAAATTTACGGTAACCGATCGGTAACCTACGGTAACTTTCGGTAACTTTTGGGGTGGAGATCGGTAACTTTTTGGGAGATCGGTAACCTTACGGTAACCGTGAAAACCCTTGGTATTACTGACTTTATTAGTACTAATTATATAAAAGTTACCGAGTTACCGTATTTTATAAAAAAAGTATAAAAATATTTATAAATAATAAGAAAGCCTATTATATCAACGTTTGTTAAAAATAAAATTAAAAAAGTTTTAAAAATACGGTAACCCGGTAACCGGGAAAATTTCACAAACTTTTTGAAAGGATAAATATGGAAAAAGAAAAGAGTTTTGAGCAAGTTTTGACCGAACTTGTAGAAAAAGATTTGGTAAATGAGCCGGACCATTACAAAGGCAAAAACGGAATGGAAGTGATTGATGTGATCAAAAATTTTGCACCATGTCCGGAATATGCTGAAGGGTTCTTTTTTGGAAATGTCGTTAAGTATGTTTTGCGACATTCAAAAAAGAACGGGCTGGAAGATTTAAAAAAAGCCCAAAAATATTTGGGTTGGTTAATTGAGTATTTGGAGCAAGGGAAGAATGAAACGGGAACTAATTGAGGATACGATTCAGAAATATCAAGATTTACTAGATGATGAAGAACATTTTCAACGGTTAAGAAATTTCTTCCCTAGAACAGCGATCCAACAACGGAAAGAATGGATCAGAAGAAGAATTAAAACTTTAAAAGAGGATTTAAAAAATGCGGATGAGTAAGAAAGTAAGTGACCTTGTATTTAGTACAAAGATGTGGTTTATCGCCCGTGGTATTGAACAAGGGGACGTAAACAAGCAAGGCTTGAAACTGATTGAAGAAATGGGGGAGCTGGTTTCAGGTTACCTTAAAAACAAAGAAGACGTTATTAAGGATTCAATCGGTGATGTGGCCGTAGTGGTGATTGGTTATGCTATGATGGCTGGTGTAAGCCCTGAATTTATTTTCTTTGACCGTAAAGAAGATTACCTACCTGATTTTGGTGGGGTTAACGCTTGGATTTGGATGATGGCAGATAGCGCCTTTCAGGCAAAAGTTGCGCAAGATCTAGGAATTGAAAATACTATTAAATACAACCTTTCAAACATTATTCTTTACTTGGATCTGATTTGTAAGGAATTAGGTTATGATTTTGTGGAATGTTTTAGCCTTGCCTATGAAGAAATAAAAGATAGAAAAGGGCGCTGGGTTAACGGTAGTTTTGTGAAAGAACAGGATTTAGAAGATGAATAAACAAGAATTAATAAAGAAGTATGAGAAAGAATATGAAACAATTTATGGTTTCCCGGTTATTCGGTTAAATCTGATTTTGGAAGATCTGAAACAACTAGATGAACCACATAAAGTTAAAATTCCTAAATTTGTCGCGGAATATATTGAATACGCACAGGCAAGTGATTGGGACCTAGAAGATGTTTTTCAAAGTATAGCTAATGAGCTAGATACTTCTGAAATTTCTGTATGGTTTTACTCTAAAAGCGAGAATATGGATACTTTGGCCCGTGCTTGGTTGGATGGGTATGAAATCGAAAAGGAAAAGCGGTATTTGGTGAAGATTAAAGGTAATGTTTCCGAAAATATTTTGGTTTTTGGTCTTGTAACACAAGTGTATTTTTTCTCAAAAGATAACCGCAATAATAAATACAGACAAACAACTCACACCCGCAAGGAGTTAGAAAGATCCGGATTTGGCTGGGTGTTTGATTGCCCAGGCGTTGAAGTGAAAGAGGTGAAATAATGAAACAAAAATTTAGAGCATGGGACAAGCGAGATAAAGAAATTTATTTAGTGGATGAAATTAATTGGGATAATGGTGAATTTCAATATATTGGGGACGCTGTTACTTTTTACCGTGGAGCGGATGAAGTGGAACTTATGCTTTCCACAAACACCAAAGACAAAAATGATAAAGAAATCTTTGAAGGGGATGTTCTTCAGATTGATTACATTAAAGCTATTGTACGCTTTGGACAATACCGCTACTATGACAACGCTGGTAAGGATGTTTTAACAGGTAACGGCTTTTATCTTGAATGTTTGAACGTCATGGATCCGGATTGTATTTCGCCTTATGAAACGGATGTACTTGATAAAGCTGAAGTTATCGGGAATATTTACGAAAACCCTGAATATGATCAAAACTTTGTAGGGGTCCGAATTGAAGGGAAAAAAAGATGAACCGTATTAAAGAATTGAGAAAAGAAAAAAAGCTTTCACAAGAAAAGCTAGCTGAAGAATTAGGAGTTCAAAAACTGATCATTTGGCGGTGGGAACATGATTCGAGCGCTATGACAGTCCGAACTGTTAAGAAAGTAGCTGATTATTTTGGGGTATCTGCTTCTTACCTTTTAAATCTTCCGGAACTGGAAAAAGAAAATAATCTTGTTATTGATACTACGGTTTTAAAAACTAAGATTCTAAAAGATATTGAAAAGATTGATATTACTGAACTAGAACGACTGAAGGACCTTACTTTTGATCTTTTTACTGATCTTTTGCTTTTTGAACATGAAAGAAAGGCTGAAAAAAATGGATCTTCATAATTTCTTATGCTTGTTATTTATTCTAGTTTGGGCGCTGGGCCTTTCGTGGGCTTGTATTGTGGCCTTCCGGGCTAACAGAAAGGGGAAAGATGAATAAAAAAGAAGGATTTATTTTCTTCCTTGCTTTCCTTGCGATCTTTCAAATTGTAATGCTTAATTGGGAAGTTATCGAACAAAGAAAGGAAATTAAAAGGCTTGAAAACCAGCCTAAAACGATCATTTACAAGGTTGATAATGCCGGAGGTATAATTGACCAAGCCGGGAAAATAAGCGCTAAAAACGTCCTAGAAGGGCGCTATACAGTGACTATAAAAGGTTATGGGAATTTCCTAGTGACTAAGGAACAATATGACAGTCTGAAAGTAGGGGATCCGATACCTGATTATCTTAAAAATAGGGGGAATTAAAACAAAATGGAATTAGATGAATTAATTAAAAAATATGAATCTTGGAAGGCTCACGCAAGTGATGAAATTGAATTGGCTTACGTTACTCTATTTCTTGCGGATCTCAAGAGCTTGAAAAAACGCGATCCAGTAAGTTTAACTGTAAATGGTGAAGGGCTGAAGCATTATGGATAACTTTGAAGACTTTTTTAAAGAGTATGACCGCTTGCGCTTTGAATATCGTTCCACTGAAGAATTTATTGCCTTTTTAGGGGTTGAGAAACCTCACACGTTAATTTCAAGAATTAACCTTTATCGCAGAAATAAAAAAATGCCTTCCCCTTCCGTACTTCAGCTCTTTGAGTTAGTTATGGACCCGGTATTAATTACTAACTGCATGGCTGACTATCTTAATGAAAATGAAACGCAAAATTGCGGGAAATTCGATAATATGGCTATGGAATACATTAATAAGTACCGGGAGCAAGAAACTAAAATAGTCAAAGATCGAAGAAAGGCCCGAAAAGAAGCCTATAGAAATCTTATCAAAGAAAGGTGCTTACTGCTTGGAGTTTGATTTTTACGCCCGCAAGTTGTAAAAGGCTTCCGGGTGGTTAGTGTATCAAAAATTTTATTAAGAAAGGGGGTTGAAAACTCCTAAACAAATATAAATCTATCCGGGCGTCTGATACACGCGCCCAAAATAAAAAAGCCGGCGTACTGCAAGACCGACTTTCTCTCATGAAACAAAAATATATTTAATAAGGAGTATTCTTATTATATCATTTTTCAAAAGGAGTTACGGGGTTTGAGTATCAAGGCACAGGAATTACTTGATGAATTGCAAAAATTAGACATTGACATAAAAAGCCGAATGGATGAAATTAATGAACTAGAAGCCGGGCTACTATCAAGCCCTAAATTTCAGACCGATAAAGTTTCAGGCGGTAAGGGCCGGAAAGTTGATGATGTCTATACACAGTTGATTGTGATGAAGGAAGCTATAGAACAAGACACGGCCGAAATTATTGACAGAAAACTAGAACTTGGTAGAATGATCAATAAATTAAAAGACCCTAAACAAAGGACCGTACTAAGGCTTACTTACATAGTCAAAAAACACGTTTTAGATATCTGTAACGATTTGGACGGGATTTCACTACCTACTTACTACCGTTTGAAGCGGTCCGCTATTAGTGAATTAGAGAAAATCTTGAATGATAACAAATGACATTCACTGTTAAGGCACGATTTAGACAATGTGTTACAATGGTATTTGTCAAGTAATGGGGATAAAACAACGGCGTTTTATCCTTTTTTTATTGTATTTTATCAGAAAGGAGCCAAAAGAATTTGGGAATGACGGAAAGGCAAAAGATTTTTGCAGATCATTATATCATTTCATTAAACGCTACGGAAGCTTATAAAAAGGCTTATCCGAAAATTAAAAAAGATGAAGTAGCACGGGCAAGCGGAAGCCGTTTGTTAACAGATGTTAATGTTAAAAACTATATAGATGAACAGCTTGAAAAACTGAAGTCCGAACGTATCGCAGATCAACAGGAAGTGCTAGAATTTCTTACTTCTGTTATGCGTGGTGAAGTCACTGAACCGCTTTTGGTCCTAGATGGTGAAGGGTATCAAAGAATTGTTGAAGCAAAACCATCAGTAGCAACTAGACGGGCTTCAGCGGTTGACCTTGGTAAGCGTTACGGCTTATTTGTGGATAGGCAAGAAATCACTCAAAGGGTGGTAGAAATTGAACTAGGTAGCTGGGACGATGAAGAAACCACAGATTAAAATAAAAATTAAAAACCCAAGCCGGGTTTTTAATAAGCACATTTACGACAAATTAACTGACTATAGCACCTTCACAGAAATTCACTACGGCGGGGCTTCTAGCGGGAAAAGTCACGGAGTTATCCAAAAAGTAGTTTTTAAGAGCCTTCAGGCTTGGAAATATCCAAGGAAGGTTCTTTTTTTGCGGAAAGTTGGGTCCAGCGTTTACGATTCAATCTTTGAAGATGTTAAACAATGCTTGGAAGCTTGGGGCCTGCTTGGTGCTTGTAAGGTTAATAATTCCGCTTACCGGATAGAGTTACCAAACGGCGCCCAATTTATTTTCAAAGGGTTGGATAACCCGGAAAAAATCAAGTCTATCAAGGGTATCTCAGATGTAATCATGGAAGAAGCTTCAGAATTTACTTTAGATGATTATACACAGTTGACGCTACGGCTACGGGATAAGAAACACCCTAAGAAGCAGATCTATTTGATGTTTAACCCCGTTTCTAAAGTGAATTGGGTATATAACGCCTTCTTTGTTAAGAAGCCTAAAAATACCGTTATCTATCAAACGACTTACAGGGATAACAGGTTTCTTGATGATCTCACCAAGGAAAATATTGAGGAACTAGCAAACCGGAATGAAGCCTATTACAAGATTTACGCGCTGGGGGAGTTCGCAACGCTGGACAAGCTTGTATTTCCGAAGTATAAGAAGCAACTCTTAAACAAGGAAAAATTAAAACAATTCCCGTCTTATTTTGGCCTTGACTATGGTTTTATAAATGACCCGTCAGCCTTCATGCACATTAAGATAGATGATGAAAATAGACGTTTGTACATTGTGGAAGAATATGTAAGGAAAGGCCTGACTAATGACAAGATAGCGGAAGCAATAAAAGCCCTTGGATATGCTAAAGAGATTATTAGGGCTGATAGTGCTGAAAAGAAATCTAATCAGGAACTAAGGAATTTAGATATTCCACGGGTGATTGATGTACTAAAAGGCCCCGGCTCAGTTATGCAAGGAATCCAATACATTCTACAATATGAAATTATCGTGGATGAAAGATGTGTAAAAACCATTGAGGAATTAGAGAATTATACTTGGAAGAAGGACCGGGCAACTAATGAATACATTAATGAACCGGTGGACAGCTATAACCACTGTTTAGACGCTATGCGCTACGCCATTCAAGACAGGATTTTCCAAGCTAAGAAAGAATTAGACGTTAATAAGACGATTTCAAAAGTAAATCGCTTGTTTAGAAGGTAAGGTGAAAAGATGGATCATGTAAATGAATTTGAACACGGTTTAGATATTAATACAGAAACTAGAAGCGATTCTTTACGCTTTGACAGTATTTCAAATGAACCGTTTAGATATTCTTCTAGTGAAGCATTACTAGAAACCCCTGAAGGGAAGAAAGCCTTGAAGGATATGTTAGGCGTGTTCTTTGACAGTCAAAAAAAGCGCTTGCGTATTTTGGCTTCTTATGCAAAAGGGGAAAACCATAGTATTTTATACGGTAAACGCCGGCTAGATAAAGAAAAAGCCGATTACCGGGTAAGGCACCGCTGGGGTGGTTATATTTCAAGCTTTGCTACTTCTTACGTTATCGGGAACCCCGTAACCGTGGGAGTGCTGGAAGGTGGAAATAAAGACCAGCTTCAATCAATCAAAGAAATTGAATGGAATAATGATATTAACGCCCTGAATAATGATCTAGCCTTTGACGCTTCAGTATATGGCCGGGCTTATGAGTATCACTTCCGGGACCGGGATAATATGGATCGGGTTGTATTAATTAGTCCCCTTGAAATGTTTGTTATTCGTGATTTAACGGTAGAACAAAACATAATCGGGGCGGTTCACCTTCCAATCTATAACGGAATGGTAAACATGACGGTGTACACCAAAGATCAGGTAATCACCTATAAACCTTTTGTCCATTATTCACCTAGCCTTAAAGTGGATGAAATCACCAAACACAACTACAACGATATCCCGGTTGTGGAGTGGTGGAACAATCGCTACAGAATGGGTGACTATGAAAGTGAGATCTCCCTGATTGACGCTTACGACGCTAGCGAATCAGACACCGCTAACTATATGAGCGATCTCAATGACGCCATGTTATTGATCAAAGGGGATTTGGAAGCTATCGGGGCAACGGCTGACAATGTGGCCAAAATGAAAGACGCTAATACACTATTACTTCAAACCGGAATCAGCGCAACGGGTCAGCAAACGACAGCGGACGCCGGCTATATTTACAAACAATACGACGTAAGCGGAACGGAAGCTTATAAAAACCGTTTGGCGAATGACATTCACCGCTTCAGTCGTATTCCTAACCTAGATGATGATCGCTTCAATTCCACACAGTCCGGAATTGCCTTACTTTATAAGATGATCGGGCTGGAACAGGTACGCAAAGACAAAGAAACCTACTTTACTAAGGCTTTGCGCCGTCGTTATGAATTGATCAGTAACATTCATAAGGCTGTTAATGGTCCGGTTATTGAAGCTAACAAGCTAACCTTTACTTTTCACCCCAACATTCCGCAAGATGTTTGGACTGAAATTAAGGCTTACATTGAAGCGGGCGGGGAAGTATCGCAAGAAACCCTACTTAATAACGCAAGCTTTACAGATTATGAAACGGAGATTGACCGGATCAAGAAAGAAGAAGGCGCAAGCGATTTTGAAAGAGCGAAAAGCGTAGGTGTGGCAGATGAATCTGAAGATAGCGGACAATAAGAGATACAACGCCGAACGCAAGGCCCAAACTGCTTTAATGAAAAGGGATTTGGAGCGTGAAAGAATCTTGGTTGAAATCTATCAGGAATCTTATAACCGCCTTCAGGCTCAAATAGATCGCTTCTATATCAACTATGCAGGCCGTGAGGGTTTGACCAAGCAAGAAGCCATGAAACGGGCTGATAGAATGGACGTTACCAAGTTCAATAAGAAAGCCTATAAAGCGGTGAAAGAAAAAGATTTCAGCCCGGCTACTAATGAATGGTTAAGAGTTTATAACTTGAAGATGAAAGTAAGCCGGCTTGAACTCTTAAAAGCTGAATTAGACTTGGAAATACAAAACCTTACGGCGGAAACTTATGAAATGTTTGATAAGGCCCGTAGAAGTGAAATACTAAGCGAATTTGAGCGACAAGCGGGGATTTTGGGTAATTCATCCAAGGGAGTGAAAAAGCGCCTAGAAGCGATTTTAGACGCCGATTTTTACGGTGAATCATTCTCTAATAGGGTTTGGGGTAAAACAGGCTTACAACAAGCCTTACAAAAGGATGTTTTTGCTTCACTTAACCGTATTTATACGGATATGATGGGCTATAAACAGGAACGGGACCGACTAGCCAAGAAATACGGCGCTAGCCGGTCAAGTGCTGAAAGGTTGATCAAGACAGAAATAGCCCGGATCAATGCGGACACACAAAAAGAAATGCTGGTGGATGGCGAGTTCACACATTTCATTTTCGTGGCTGAACCGGGAGCGTGTGAAATATGCGCCCCTTTGGACGGGAAAGCCTTTCCGGTTGATGAATTGGAAAAGGGCGTGAATATGTACCCTATGCACCCAAACTGTAGGTGTTCAGGCTATGGACATATCGAACTAAAATATAAAAAAGGTGGTAGCACCTTAAACGACTTTAAACTAAATGAAGAAGATGAACAATGAAAGTAAAAGAGCTTGCTGAATTTGTGGAAAAAGAAACTTATTTCAACGTAACACATAATGAAAAATGGCTAGATGGAGATTATCCGGTAGATTTTTTAAATTGTGAACTAGAAATAAAAAATATTTTTGTTTCTGCTTGTTCAACTATGATTGTTGAAACTTAACAAAGAAGATGAAATTTAGAATTTCACCTTCTTTTTTATTTGTCCAAACCGTGCTAAACGACGTTAAAAGTTGCATGAGTTCGGGGGGGTTGCCCGTAAAAGCGTAGAAAGGAGCCTACTAATGGCAGAAGAACAAAATACACAGGTTGTTGAACCACAATCACCGGAAACAGTTGAGGAACAAGCTAGCACTCCGACACAAGAAGCCGAAAAGATGGTATCAGTGGCCGAAATGCAACGCCGTTTGAAATCCTTGGAAGAAAAACATTCCAAAGATACAGCGGACGCAATTTCTAAAGCCTTGGAAAAATACAAGGCAGAAAGCGAACTGACCGGCAAGGAATTAGAAGAATACCGCCGGAAAGAAGCTGAAGCAGAAAAACAAGCTTTACTAGATAAGATCGCAGGTTTAGAGAAAGAACAAACCAAGCGAGAATTGACAGATGAAGCTATTAAGACGCTTTCAAGTCGTAAATTGCCGGTTAATGATAAGGTAATCTCTTTTGTCGTAAAAGATACGGCTGAAGGTACTTTACAAGCTATTTCAGACCTTGAAAGTATTATTAGTGAAATCAAGGCTGAATATTCGCAATCGGAACCCCCTAAAGTTTCATCCGAACTTAACGGGGCCGAAAGCACAGATAAAGGGGACATTTTTAGAAGTTCCCGAATCATTAAATAACCTTAAAGGAGAATTTTAAAATATGACAGTACAAACTTTTAACCCTGATAAAGTCCTAGTTTCAGAAAAGAAAGACGGAACTTTTACCAAGAAAATGACTGATATCATTATGAAGGACGTAGCAGAAAACTCCGTAGTAATGCAACTTGGACAATATCACGAAATGGATGGTTTGCAAGAAAAAACCGTTTATGTCCAAACAGATGGAGTTTCAGCTTACTGGGTAAATGAAACCGAAAAAATCAAGACTGATAAACCTGAAGTCGTTCCGGTTACTCTTAAAGCCCACAAATTAGGTATTATCCTAGTTGCTTCCCGTGAAGCCCTTAACTATACATGGGAAAAATTCTTTGAAGACATGAAACCGCAGATCGTGGAAGCCTTCTATACTAAGATTGATGAAGCTGGACTTTTGGGCCATGAAACGCCTTTTGCAAACTCAGTAGCCAAGGCCGCTAAAGATTCAAGTCAGGTTGTTGTTGGTCCTATCAACTATGAAAACCTTCTTAAATTGGAAGATAAACTTTATGAAGCCGACATTAACCCTAATGCCTTTGTATCTAAGATTCAAAACCGTTCTGCATTGCGTGAAAGCCGTGACGGTGATAAGAAAACAATCTACGACAAGGCAACTAATACCATTGACGGTATTACTACGGTTGATCTTAAATCTAAACAATTTAAGAAAGGCGACCTTTTGGCCGGTGACTTTAATAGCTTGATCTATGGTGTACCTTACAACATTAACTTCAAGATTTCTGAAGAAGGCCAAATTTCAACTATGAAAAACTCAGACGGTACACCAATCAATCTATTTGAACAAGAAATGGTAGCGGTTCGTGTAACTATGGATATCGCTGTAATGGTTACTAAGGCAAACGCCTTTGCCAAATTGACAGCAACGGCTGAAAACGTCTAATTAATTAGAAAGGGGTAGTCAATGGCTTATATTGTAACTAAAAATATCATTGATACCAAAGATAATAACCGCTTTTATGAAGTCGGTGACCTATACCCGCGCCCTGATTTTACTGTATCAGGCGCCCGAATTGCTGAATTAGTCGGTAAAGGTGTGATTATTGCGGAAGGTAAAGCGGAAGCACCGGCACCAGCACCGACTGAAGAAGTGGCACCGGCTGAAGAAGCTGAAGAGAAACCACTTGAAAAATTGAAAGTGGCAGAATTGAAAGAGTTACTAGAAAAATCAGGCGTAGAATATGAAGCGGACGCCAAAAAAGCGGATCTAGTAGCGCTTGCCCAAACTATCGAAGGGGAATAAAAGCAGATGGAAGTGGCCCAACTAGCAAAAATCAAACGTCGGTTGGGTATTGATCCGACTGACAATTTAGAAAATGATTTGTTGACCGATCTAGTGGAAGACGCTGAAAGTTATTTCAAAGGCCTGACAGGTACGGCAGAAATAGCTAGTAAGTACAATTTCATGATTGAAAACGTGGTGTATAAGCTATACGGCAGGAAAGGTTCGGAAGGCGTAACGTCTGAAACGGTTGATGGTTATTCTGTTACCTATCAGGAATGGGATAACCTATTCAAACCATACATGGCCATTCTTAACAAAGATTTTGGCCTAGACGGTTCACAGCGTGAGCGTGGAAAGGTGTTTTTCCTATGAAGACACCGAACCGAATTACCTTAATTTGTGGGGGGCGTAAGAAATACAATCCGGAAACGGATAAGTATGAAACGGAAGCAAGAAAGACTGTAATAGTCCCTTGCTTGGTTAATAAAGTCACTCAATCAAAAGTGTTTGAAAACTACGGGAACCGGACAGATACAGTGATTTCTTGCCGGTTCCAAAAAGAGCAAGCGCCTTTTGATCAGGCTGTTTTTAATGGCGATACCTATGAACCTATTGAAGCGATTGACGCCCCTATAAAAGGGGCTGTACGCTTGAAGAAGGTAGGGCCTAACAATGGTTAGTGTTAAATGGCACGGCTTGGAAAAGTTGACCATGACCATTTCAAACGCACACCCAAACGCCGTAAAGCTTTCTATAGCGGTTTTAAAAAACAACGGTGAGCGCACTAAAGCAGTAGCAAAAAAGAAAGCCCCTGAAGACACGGGCTTTTTAAAAAATCATATTACTACTTCTTACCCCGGAATGGAAGCACATATTCACGCACAGGCCGGATATTCCGGCTATCAGGAATACGGGACCCGGTTTCAACCGGGGACGCCATTCATGCGCCCGGCGGTTAAGGAAATTCAACCGCAATTTCAAGAAGACATGACAAACGTAATGAAAGGGGTGTTCAAATGACGCCAAACCATGAATTATTCAGATTAATTTATCAGTTGGCTGAAGCAAAAGCACCAACTTTTGATTTTTTGCCGGAAGCTGGGACAAAATACCCTTTTATTTACATAGGTGAAAATACGGCACAGGAGGCCCAAAATAACGACCTTTGGGGAACGGTGGGCCAAACGGTCCACATTTACGCTACAAGAGAACAGCGGGCCTATTTGGACGATATTTCAGCCTATTTAGAAACGCTTGTCAAGAATATTTCCGGAAAGTGGGAATATAACTTAAATCACACTACAACAGATAAACAGATCATACCCGATAACACAGATGTCCAGCCATTGCTTCATGTGGTCTTGGACTTTTCTTTTACCTATACAAAGAAGGAGAAAAATAACTAATGGCAGAATTAATGCAAGGAAAAGACTATATTGCATTTTTCCGACGCGTCAAAGATCAAAAGAAGCAAGACGCCGGAAAAGTAAGATTCCAAACGGAATTGACTTTAAACGCTGAAAAAGAAGTAGAAACAACGAAAACCAAGGATGGAGTTGTGAACTCAGTTTCAGACGGTGAAACTTCAGGCGAATTTACTTCACTTGCTTACCGTGAAGATAAAGATACGGTCAATATGTGGAAGGAAATGCGTAAATGGTTCCGTAATACGGATAAAATTGAAGTTTGGATTGTGGACCTAGCAAGTAAGTTTGAAGACGGCGGTAAGGAAAAATATGATGTGGAATACTACCAAGGATTCTTCAAAAACTTTGAAATTTCCGCGCCCGCTGATGATAAAGTAGAACTTACTTATGAAATGGCTATTGATGGAAATGGTGTGATCAGCACTGACACGCTTACAGAAACCCAAAAATCAGCCATTAACAAGGCGCAATATGAATACCACACTTTGGCTAAAGAGGGCGAAGGTACAGGGTTACCAGCCTAATTTTTCAGGGGCTTTAAAAGCCCCTTATTTTTTTGGATTTAAAGGAGAAAACAGACATGATTTTAAACATTGGCGGAAAAGAATACACTTTACATTTTGGAATTGGTTTCTTGCGTGAAATGAACAAGCTTCATTCAGCGGAACTTGAAGGAATGAAAACCGGTTACGGTGCTATGACACTATTCAACGCTGGGAAAGCCTTAAACGATCCTTTGGCGTTTATTGATGTGATCAAAGCCGGGACAGTAACGGAAGCGCAAAAACCGTCTAATGAAGCTATTGAAAAATACCTTGAAGAACTGATTTTAAATGATCAGTATGACAAGGTTATTGAAGACTTGGTTAATGAGTTAAAAGCGTCTCCCCTACTCAAAAAGGCCATGAACCTAGTAGAGTAGGGAACTCCGATCAGTCAAGTTCTAATTTTGGCTATGATGAAGCCCTAGCGCTCCTTATTGCCCGGCACGGTATGACCTTCCGGGAAGCAATGCGGACCACGCTAGAAGAATTTGAAATTTATAACATGGCCTACGCTATTCAGCAAGAAGATAAGCGCCTAAACTCCGCTATTCAGGCTTGGTTTAATCAATCTGTTAAAGCGCAAAAAGGCCGGGGCAAGTCAGCCCGTCCAGCGTTTAAGAATTTTGAAGAATTTTATAACCATAAAGAAGAATTTGACAGGATTTTCCAAAAAAATCAACCTACAGAAAAAGCCGTACCGCCTAGGAAATTAGATATGGCGGAACGGAACAGATTAATAAATCAAGCAAGGAAAGGGGGTAATTAATGGGAGCAGATTTTGACGTAACGGCCATACTGAAGGCAAACGTTTCAGACTTTAGAAGCGGTTTAAAAGAAGCCCAAAGCTCTTTGGAGAGCTTGCGGAATCAAACCGGGTCAAGTCTTGAAAAATTAAGCGGTTCCCTTCACGGCGTCGGTGATTCCATGATCAAAGTAGGGGCCGGAATGACAGCCGGTTTCACTTTGCCGGTGGTTGGTGCTATCGGTGGGGTTGTCAAGTCCTTTGCAAGCTTGGAACAGGCCGTAGGTGGTATTGAAACCATGTTTAAAGGTTCCGCTGATACTGTTATCAAAAACTCCGAAACAGCATACAAGCGGGCCGGCGTTTCCGGTGTGAAATACATGGAGCAAGTAACTTCATTTAGTGCTAGTTTGCTTCAGGGGCTTGGCGGTGACACAGCACAGGCCGCCAAATATGCGGACATGGCAATAGTTGATATGTCTGATAATGCGAACAAGTTCGGTACTAATATTTCAGACATTCAAAACGCTTACCAAGGTTTTGCAAAAGATAACTATACCATGCTTGATAACTTAAAACTTGGTTACGGTGGTACACAGGAAGAAATGGCCCGCTTGGTCAATGAATCAGGTGTAATGGGTGATAGCTTCAAGGCTACGGCTAAAAACGTGAAAGACATTCCGTTTGACAAGTTGATTCAAGCGATCCACGTTACGCAGGAACGGCTAGGAGTGACCGGAACCACAGCTAAAGAAGCAAGTGAAACGGTTTCCGGATCGTTTGAAGCAATGAAAGCTTCAGCACAAAACCTAGTGGCCGGCCTTGGTCAGAAAAACGCTGATATCAAGGGCCTAATGCAAAACTTAAAAGATACAATTATCACATTTAAAGATAATATTGTTAGGGTTTTAGGAACAATTTGGGATAACTTACCACTATCACCACTTCAAAAGTGGGTGGGAGCCTTTACCGTGGCAATCGGGCCTATTTTGACAGTAGTAGGAACGATTACTAAGGTAGTAGGTACCATTGTAGGGGTAGTCAGTAAGGTTTCAGGGGCTATTTCTAGCCTGATCGCTGGTTTCCAAAGTGCTACCGCTGGGGGTACAGCTATTTCAGGCGTGTTTGGTTCAATCGGTAGCGCCATAGGTGCTATTTCCGCACCGGTTTGGGCCGTAATTGGTGTTATTGGGCTATTTGTGGCCGGTTTAGTGGGCTTGTATAAGTCTAGTGAGGAATTTAGGGATAAGGTTAACTCAGCCTTTCAGGCGGTTTATAAGGCTGTATCAAGCGCTATTAACGAAGTAGTGAATTTTGTAAAACAGATCTTTGGAACTCTTATTTCTTGGTGGAATGAAAATCACCAACTTATCCTTCAAACGGCTGAAACCGTTTGGAACGCTATTAAGTCGGTAGTAGAAACTATTGTAAATGCAATAGCGCCGGTTATCGAAGCGGGTTGGAACGCAATAGTTCCAATAGTAACTACGGTTTGGGACCTAATTAAGAACGTAGTTGAAACCGGCTTAAATGTAATTCTTGGAATTATCAAGCTAGTAATGCAGATTATAAACGGCGATTGGTCCGGAGCGTGGGAAACCATTCAAAATATCGCTTTGACGATTTGGGAAGGTATTAAAACAGCAATAGGAATTGCTATTGAAGGACTTACCCAAATTATTCAAACAGGGCTAGAACTTCTTAACCAAATTTGGACCACAATTTGGAATACTATAATGGCGGTTGTTAGTCCTATTTGGGAATTTATTTGTAATCTTGTAAGTACTTCAATTCAATTTGTAAGTGACACTATCAATAATGTTCTTACATTTATTTCAGAAACTTGGAATACAGTTTGGACTACCATTTCAGACTTTTTAAGCAATACTTGGACCGCCATTTCTGAAACAGTTTCAACAGTTATTAATGCGGTTTGGCAAACTATTCAGAATGTACTAAATACAATTTCAGAAACATGGAACAATATTTGGACGGCGGTAAAAGATAAAGCTGTAGAGATTTGGGAAGGCATTAAAAGCTTTCTTTCCGACACAATGAACAACATTTATAACACTATTTCAGAAATTTGGAATAATATAACTTCATTCGTTTCTAATACAATGAGTGAAATTTCTTCAAGAATTTCTAGCGTGTGGAATGATATAGTTTCTTCAATTACCGGATTTATGAATGACATTTTCAGTTCTATTCAAAAGGGATGGAACGACGCAGTAAATGCGGTAGCTGAAGCGGGCGGAAAGATTGTTGAAAAGGTAAAAACAGCATTTTCAGACGCTATTTCAGGCGCTAAAGATTTTGCAGGTAAAGCCATTGACGTTGGTAAAGATCTTATAATGGGATTTGTTGACGGTGTTAAAAATTGCGCTAAAAAACTAATTGATGCCGTCGGTGGTGTGATCGGTGACGCTATTGATTGGGCCAAAGGTTTGCTAGGTATTAAATCACCTTCACGTTTATTCCGGAAATTCGGGGTATATACTGACCAAGGTTTTATACTTGGTGTTGACAGCAAGGCTGAACAAGTAGCGAAGACAGTAGGAAACATGGCGCAAGGCGCTATTAATGCCTTCACTGATAAGGACCTTTCGGGAACATTCCAAGATGAATTGAGTTCCGTAGATGGCGCACTAGGAAGCCTTACCGCTTATGATCCAAACGTTAACTTTGAAGGTGGTAGCCTGACAGTCGGACAACAGCCGGCAGATATTACCTTGAAACTTGGTAATACGGCTTATAGAGCCTTCACAAACGATATTACAAATGAACAAGAAATGGAATTAATTTTAGATAGTTACTAGGAAGGGGAAAAATATGTACAATTACGCTAATCTGAAAAAATTAGATCAAGCCGTTACAGTTTTAGAACCTAGCGACAATCTAATTATTAACGGTCAGCCCCTCAATAATTTAATTGAGGGGTACCGCCATTTAACAGTTTCAGGCCGTGGGCTACTTACGCAAAATGTTTCTACTACCAAAGTTACAGGCCGGCGCGGTGTTTGGGTGGAAGATCTTGCGGATGAAGAACGCACCCTAGAAATCAAATACCAGCTTACAGCGGACACCAGCGCACAAATGCGGGACAAGTTCGCTAAACTAAATAAAATTTTAAGGACACACGCCCCAAGCGGTTTTCTTGAAATTACTTTCCGGGATGAACCAGAATATATTTACTATGGTTATTTCAACGGGGCGGATAGCTTTGAAGAAACCAACCTAAGTATAGTTAGTAAGTTTAGTTTACTAATTCCGGATGGATATAAGAAGAAACAGCCCCAAACTTCAACAGGGCCTATTTCCCTTATTGACGCCGTGGAAGTCTTGCCGGAATCAATCACAGTTACACCGTCAAAAACCACTGACCGGGTGCAGATTGTGAACGGGTCTAAAATTATTTCTTTTTCGGGTAGCTATGCGCCCGGTCAAGATATTGTAATTTCTTTCGATCCGGATGAAGTCAAGGCAACCTACGGGGGCCGGAATATTTTGAGCGAATTAGACCGATTCAGCCCGCTGGAACAGTTTAAAGTAAAAAACGGTGACACAATCACCGCGGTTAATGCAGTAGTAAAAAAAGTAGTTTGGAGGGATGAAAGAGCGTGATTTATTTATTTAATAAAGACGAACAGCTTATAAAGGTAGTGAGAAGAAACGCTATCAAGTCAGCACTTCAAAAGTACGCGCTTACTACTGATAACTACGTTTCAGATCGTTTGACAGTTGAAATGAAGGCGCTAAATGATGATGAATTTGAAAAGGTGGAGTATATGGCCATTCAGTCAATGGAAGATACACACCTTTTTCATTATTTCTATATCGCCCAAAAATCAACTAAAGGGGAAATTTCAACTTTCACCGGTGTTCAATCCGGTATAGAAGAACTACGCAAAACCCCGGTATTTGATAAGCGCCCTAAAAATACACCGGCTAAACCGGTAATCAATGAACTCTTACAGGGGACGAATTGGCAGGCCCGTTTTATCGCTGACACCACAAACCACAGTACGAATTTCTATTATACTTCAGTATTTGACGCCCTGAAAAAAATCTGTAAGGTTTGGGGGCTTGAAATGCAGTTCTTTGTTGAAATGAACAGCAACGGAATAGGCGCCCGGTACATTGATTTTAAAAAGAAAATCGGTGAAGCCGTAGGGAAGCGGGTAGTCTATGGCCATAATGCCCTAGAGATCCTGAAGGAAGTAGAAAGAACCAACATTTTCACGGCCTTGATTGGACGCGGTAAAGGTGAACAGGTTTCAAGCGCTGAAGAAAGCGGAAAAGGTGGGGACGGTTACGGCCGAAAAATTACCTTTGAAGATGTGGTCTGGTCCAAAGCTAAAGGGGACCCGCTGGATAAGCCTAAAGGCCAAAAATACCTAGAAATTCCCGAAATGACTAGAACATACGGGATTAAAAATTCAGACGGTACAATGAGGCCTAAGATTGGATTTACGGAATTTAGTGAGGAAGAAGACCCGAATGAATTGATTAAGTTGACTTACCAAACCTTGATTAATTCAGCCCGCCCGCAATTAACCTTGAAAACTTCAAGCGTTTATTTACGGGGTGTGAAGATCGGGGACACTATCCGGGTAGTCCGACATGATAAGAAGCTAGACTATGATACACGAATTTTTGAAATCACTTTCAACCGTTTAAACAATCAGTCTAGTGATATCAAGTTAGGGGATCAGATCGGTGAAAGTTCATCTTCCAAAGTTCAGGCTGTAGCAGATAAAGCAGTAGAAGAATTTATCAATAATGAATTTAATAGCTTTATTGAAAACTTGCCGGACTTTATCAAAACGGCGGACGGTTTTAATACGAATTGGTACGGTGCTGAAGATCCTACAAAGAAATACCCTAAAAAGGTAATGATCAATGATATTTGGTACAAACCGGACCCGGAACATGAAGGCCATAAAATCATGCTACGCTGGACCGGTGAAGTTTGGGAAGAAATTCTAAGGACTTACAATGAAGTAAGTTTGAGGGAAGCGCTGGAACAGAAATTCAATGAGCTGAAACAGGCTATGGACCAGCAAAGCTTAAAGACTGAACAACAGATCAATGACGCTTTGAACAAATCCGGCCTTGGAAAACTTGCAGACGACGCTAAGAAAATAGCGGAACAAGCAAAAGGCGAACTTGAAACGATCAAACAGCAAAACCAAACGGCCAAAAATGAGCTGACTACTTTCAAAGAGAAAGTCCAAGCGGATTTGGACGGGAAACCAAGCCTTTCAAAAGTAACCGAACTGATTGACGGGGTAAAAGAACAATTCACAACGAATATCGGTTTAAGAAACTACGTTTTAGGCACAGGGGAGCCGGCAAACGTCGGGAATAATACCAAACTTTACACATTTTCAAAAGATTCCCACGGCTGGGGAACTGATCAAAAGTTAAGACTTTCTTTTGATTACCAAGCTGAAGACGCTGTAAAGAAATTCCGTATTAATCGGGTAGTTAGGTACAAAAACGGTAAAGTACAGTGGGACTTTGCGATAAACAACCTTACAACCGGTAAAGCGTTTATTGATGTTTCCGGCGAGAAATCCGGGAAGTATTCAGAGCCTTTTATTTGGAAACCTTACAATCAGGGGAACCCTGAAGACATTGAAAGCATTGAACTTTATTTAAACCTTGATGAAGGAAGCGGAAACGTACAGATTAAAAATTTGATTGTTTCCGCTGGAACGAATGAAACCGATTGGGTCCCAGCCCCTGAAGATCAAGAATATTTAGTAACACAGGCACAGGCTGAATTTGAAAGAACAGCGCAAGGCCTGAAGACTAAATTGGACACGATTTCTACAAATTTCAACCCGGACGGGACAACTTCAGAAAAGTTTAACCGCTTTTTGGAAACCAAAACCGCCGAAGGTATCAGCCGGGAGCGCGCCGAATTTGGGAAAAACTACGTCGCTAAAAATACTTATAATGAAAAAATTAATGAAATTGAACAGAAATTCAATCAAACAGATGGGCAATTATCACAGTTTGCGAATTATAAGAACGGGCTAGACGGTCAGTATGCGACAATCACACGGGAGCTTTCAGACAATAAGCGGGCTTATAGTGATTTTGTCCGGACGTCGGACGTATTTGTACAGGCCTTTGGTACCGTAGGGAGTGAAATAGCAAGTAATATTTCCCGGATGGTTTTGAATGATCAAATTTTTCAAACGGAAGTAGGAAAATATTCGTCAAACGGCGGGCCAAATATGCTCAAAAATTCCCGCGCAGATGATGGGTTGAAATATTGGACTGAAGCTAATGGACGGTTGAATTTTACAGCTCACCAGTTTTATTTCAATGGCCAGAAAAAAATGTTCTCATTAAGGCCGAGCGCGGTAGTAACAAGCCCGCGTTTTATCGTTAAACGTAACGCTGATTATATGCTCAACATGGTCGGCTTTGACGCTAACTCAAAGAGTTTTAAAGTTTATTTTTGCAAACGTAAAAAGGGAAGTACAGCGGATTTCGAAGAAAAACAAGTTATTTTTGAAAAAAACGGAAGCCCTATTTTTAATAGCGATATGGCTATTAAAAAATCATTTAAATTTAATGTAGGCGAGTTTGATGATGGTTACTTACAATTTGAGTATTTAAGAAATGACCCGAACCGCTGGGGCGGGCTATTTATGACGGAGCTTGATTTTTATGAAGGTTCCGCGGATCGTTTATGGCAACCGTCGCCGGATGATTCAAATGAACCAATAGAAGCAGTACGCACACAAGTAACACAGCTAAATAATAGCTGGTCAGTCCGGAACCTAACAAGCGCTGGGGACGTGCTGGGGCAATTAAATTTGAACCCGGACGGCTCAATAAAAATTAATGAAGGTTTACTTTCGATTGGAGAAAAAACCTATATTAAAGATGGTGTTATTAAAAAATCCATGATTGGTAACGCCCAAATTGACACGGCCCACATTAAGGAAATTGACGCTTCACAAGCTAACATTTTCAATCTGAATGTTAATAATATCAACGGTTTAAACGCTGAATTTATTAAGGCTAAGATTGAATATGCCTTGGTGGATTGGTTGAGAGGTAAGAAAATTTCAGCCCTGAATGATAAAACGGTAATAGATTTGAATGAAGGTACAATTAACCTTTTTTCAAATACCGGAACCATTCGCCGGATTGACAATACAAGTTCTTCACAATTCTTAAAAATGACCCGTAGCGGTTTTATTGCTGAACATTTCCGGGATCCTAATTCTGCTATGATCGTATTAGGTACTAACCACGATAAAACAGAAAATACAAATAATGCAACCTTTGCCGGGACCCGCCTTTGGTCAGGCTCAGGAAATGGTGTTAATGAATCGTTTTATGAATTAGTGGCTGATCGGATTGCCATCTATTCAAACGGAAAGTATCGCAGTCCTTGGCTAATACATAATAACACCGAAGACGGAAACACCTACTTAATTCCAATGAATGAAAACGGCGTTAAACATAATTTAGGCCGTGGGGATAAGCATTTTAGCAAAGCTTATATAGATGATCTATTTATTGGGAAAGGATCACAAAACGTAGGAGGCTATCTATGGGATATCCTGACTTGTTTTGGTATTATTGCCCGTTATGGTTGGGATCTAAAAAATGGAGCTGTTCAAAATCATATAAAATCCAATCTTATCAATAAATATGGCTTTAAATAGAAAGGAAAATCAATGAACGAAGATTTTTATAATGGTGTATATTCTGAACTAGCTTCAGAAATTGGACAAAAAGCGGTAATTATTGCGACGTTTCAAACGCAAGTAAAGAGTTACCGCGAATACACTCAAAAGCTGGAAGGTGAAAAACAAGAACTTCAAAAAGCTAAAGATGAATTACAGGCAGATTTTGAAGCCCTTCAGAAAGAAAAAGAAGAACTTCAAAACCAACTCAATGAATTAAAAGTAGAAGGAGCTGAATAATGCGGACTTATGCAGTAGTAGGGAAATACCCAGTATATGATGAAGATGGAAAAATCACACACACAGACATTTCATTAAATGCGACTAGCGGGGGCTTTGATAGCTTCACCCAGCGAGTGGCAGGGGATCACCGGAACAAGCCGGACGCTGAAGCGATTGAACTTGCAAAAGACGCTTATTTTAAATCAGAATACGCCGAAAAGGCAATGTCTGAAAGCGTACAGGAAATTGACAACTTGAAAGTCAAAGCTAAGGAACGAGATTTAAAAGTACAGGCGCAGAAAGAACAGCTTGAAACCATTAATAAATTAGTGGAAAACAACGCTAAATTGACACACGTTTCAATTTTAAATGCTGTAATGTCCAAAAATATCACTTATGGAACAATCTATAAACAGTATATGGACCTTTTGCCTATTGCTAAAACCGGCGATACTTTCCAAACAGATGATTTATTTGTATTGGAAGATCCTAGCCATGAAGAAGTGGACGGGGAAGGAATTAAGATTTTAATTCAGGCCCAAAAAGCTTTCACATATAATGGCGAACCAATCAGCGAATTTATGAAAGGCGGTAAGCTGGAACTAGGTACAGCAACAGCATGGCCTTTTGTTGGAAAGGAATAAGGGTGACTTGTGGAAGTAATTGAACAACCGGATGGAATTTTTGGAATTTTTGAGGTGGTTAAGGACTTCTACGCCCACGGGATTGATGAACATTTTATCGTTTTTGCCTTAATGCTGATCGTGGCCCTTGATATTGTTTTAGGAGTATCAAGGGCGTGGGCTTACCATGACTTTTCTAGCCGTAAATGGCGGAAAGGTTTAGTCAGTCACACGGCCATGATCCTGATAACGGCGATTGGGTACCCGTTCGCGTTATATATGAATCTAGCGCCCATTGTGGATGCTTTTATAATGGCCATGATGGCGGCCTATGGATCCAGCATTTTGGCTAGTTTGTCAGCGCTGGGCGTAGAAATTCCGGGCCTTGATCGTTTTGTAAAACAAAACATAGATCACGAAAAGTTTCAACTAAAAGAAGGACTAGAAGAACCTAGTAAATTAATTAAAAAGAAAAAAGGAGAAAAAAGATGAATCAAATTACTGATATTGTTGTAAGCGGGGCTATGAGTATTCTAGTAGTGTTAGTTGGTATTGTAGTTAATTCCGTTAAACAGTACCTTTTAACCCGTGGCGGGAAGAAAGCACTTGAAACCGCTGAAATCCTAGCTAAGAACGCCGTACAGGCTACGGAACAAGTAGCCGATAAATTGGACATTCACGGCGCTGATAAGCTAGAACACGCTAAAACAAGCCTTATTGAAGGCCTTGAAGCTTATAACATTTATTTAACTAATGATCAGTTAAATACATTTATTGAATCGGCTGTAAAAACAGCTAATGACGCTTGGAAGAAATAACAGGGGCTTTAAAAATGGATAAAATTCAACTATTTCAAGATGAGGTGCTGGGCTACGGCTTTGATATTGATGGATCTTACGGGTGGCAATGCTGGGACGGTTACGCTAAATATTGTATTTGGCTAGGCGTTCCCTTTGCAAACTGTACCAATTCCGGCTATGTTAAAGATATTTGGGAACAGCGTTATAGTAACGGTATTTTAGACTACTTTGATGAAGTGGAAAAATTGGAAGGCAATGAAGTTTGTATTTTCACAGAAAACGAATGGACGCCGGTTTCTCACGTCGCAATGTTTGTAGCAGATATCGACGGAAACCAAGGCTGGTTCCTTGGTCAAAACCAAGGCGGTGAAGCTGGGCCAAATGGTGGGGGTGCTTTCAATCTTATGGCCTTTCCTTATTCTACTTTGTACCCTACGGCCTTCCGTCCTAAAGGCGAACCACTTCCAAAAGACGAACTCAAAGAGATCGTTACGGAAGTCATGGAAAGCCATGAAGTACCTTTCTTCCCTGAAGAAGCTACTTTTACAGTGGGTGATAGTCCTATCAATGTCCGCCGTTATCCGGATCTGACCGGTGAAATTGTGGCAACTTATCAACCGGGTGAAAAGGTTCATTATGATTCCAAGGGTACCAATGCAGGCTATCGCTGGATCTCTTACGTGGGAACTTCCGGAAATCGGAATTATATGGCTATTGGTCCCGTGGATGAAGCGGGTAACCGCACGGATCTATGGGGTATGCTGGAATGATGGGAATTAATTCTACAAATTTAAAGCAAACCAAAGGCGGGGAAGTTATAAAACAAGGTGATTTTGGTTCAACGTTTGAATTTGAGTTACTTGATTATGCTGGTAAACCTATTGAAGCCCTAGACGGGCAAAACGCAAAAGTAAAGCTTGTAGGCTCAAAGGGTAAACTAGTGATTGAAACCACAGTAGAAGGCTCAAAAGTGAGTTTTAAGATCTTGAAGATCTTACCGGTGGGAGTTTATCAATTAGAAATTGAATCCGGGGACTATGTTTTTCCAAGTGATCAAAGCGCCAAAATTGACGTTATTCAATCGGTTGAAAACTATCAAGCGCCTGAAGCGGTAGAACTTGGAAAAGTCAATATTCAACATGAAATTTCTGAATACTTGAACATTCACCCCTTGGATATTTCTGAAACCGTTAAACGGTATTTTGAAAATCACCCTATTCAGCCTTACAATGATAGCGCCCTAGTCCAGCGAATTGAAGCGCTGGAAGCTAGACCGGCCGGGCAAGCGGTGGATCTAAGTACCTACCTAACTTCAGATTTTGCTTATCAAACTTTTGTCGACTATACGGCGCTTCAAAGCCAAATGACGGAAACCATTAAGAACAAACATTTAGAACTAGGCTTGGACGCCTTAATAGATACCAAGCTAGCGAATGGCGGGGATCCGTTTCAAACTTTGAGCAAGGCAAAGGAAACCTTTGCTACAAAGGAAGAATTAACAAGTTTAATCTCCCGGATCGAAGCCCTAGAAAATAAAAACCAATAACGGTTAACCCCTTCCAAATGGAAGGGGCTTTTTTTGTTGCCGTTATAACGGAATTTTTTAAGAATGTCTATTAGAATAGACAATAAAAAAAAGAACTGTTTTTCAGTTCGCTTTTTTAACTATACGGGCAAAAAAATGAATACGGTTTTGAATACGGTTTTTATAAACTATTGGAAATTAATAGATAACTATTAAAATCAGAAAGCCTTATTTTAAAAGCTTTTCAAGTATTAATAGAAATTAATAGAAAGCATTTTTCAAATATGCTAAAATAGTACCATTGGAGGATTAATCGAAATGGTAAAACAACGTAATGAAATTGATGAAAAATACCAATGGGATTTGTCGACAATT